CGTTAGCCTGCGTAGGTGAGAGCAGGTAACATCCTCTCCTGCTCGAACCCATCCCATACACACGGAGAGTAGCACGACCCCCTCCCCGGATGCCACTATGCCCCGGTGTCTCTCTGTGGTTGGGGAACCGTACTCATACCTTAGTCGTTGGATTTGATGCTAGCGGAGGGCGGTTGAAGAGTCAAGGTGGTTTTATGATCGCTATCGAGGTGGTGGTAGGGAGGGAGTGGCTGAGAGGCCCCGGTGGGGCTTCGAAGTGCCTTGTAGTTTGCAGTCAGTTTCGCAGCGGCTCACTGTCTGGCCTCTCTGCGCCTCTGCTTCGCTACGGCTTGAGGGCTAGAGGTGTTTAGCATGCAATGGGGGGTGACTGTCAATTCCTACAATGGGTGACAGTGGTTTTTGGTGATACGGCTGCGGGGAAAATATTTTCGGAGTCGGGGCAAATCGCTATTGACGAGGGTTTGGGGCGTCGTTTAGAACAGAAGGAGCAGTTCATTTCAAGGGAGGTTCTATGAAGATGGATCGGGAAGTGGTTGCGATTCAAAGGATCGTTCGGATGTTCCAGAAGCTCGAACTGGACGAGAACCAGCAGAAGCGGGTGACGTTCTACTTGGTGAGTCGGCTCACGGAGAACGGGAAGGACACGGCCCCGACCGGATGGGTGGGGCAGGCCATCGACGCATGAGGTCCGATCACCGGCGCCTGGTGGACGAAGCCAAGGCTGGGCCCTTCCCTGGCTCTGGCAACTTCAAGAAGTCAGTGAATCGGGCCCTGCGCCAATGGGGTAGGGAAAGGGGGGATTGTATGGCGGAAACCATGGAGATGGTCTACCACTTCCCCTTGAACCCAGACGCATGGAGGCTTGGAGTAGACACGGAGATATATGGCAATCCCGTACTTCTGGTGGAGACTTTAGAGATAGAGGTCACGTCTCCCATTTCAGAAGCCAAGCACGACGCCTACGACAGGCTATGGTGGGCCTTCGATGGAACAGAAACGGCCCACTTTAGGGCTTGGATTTCCAATCGCTTTGGGGTGGTTTCACAACTGCCCTTACCCTGGTTCGGCCCAGACTCGCCATACTTAGGGGTGAAATCTCTCACCGAAGTGATGGGTTCCCATTGCGATTGGCCGAGCAGGGGATAGAGTGGATACCTTCACCATGAAGGCGGAACACGACGGGGGGGTCTGCCCGCTCTGCCGCTGCTGGCTCTTGGCCGGGGATGTCCTCCTCATCGACCAGGAGGTTGGCTGGCGTGGGCACAAAGGGTGCCTTGAGTCTCTGGGGCAGCCGGATCGCTACCCCCCGCTTGGAGGGGGCCTTTTTACTAGTTGACTCTCCCTTCCGTGGTAGTAGGTTCCCTTCGTGGCGACTAAGAAGAGGCCTCGGGCTCAGATGTCTGCGAACATGAGAGAGCATTACCGGGCGAACGAGGCGTTGCTCAAGATGACGGAGAAGGACCGGAACGCGATCAGCCACAGGGCGGCGTCGAAGATCTACGAGGAGTGGAAGAAGGAATCCCTCTATGCGGGCGACCTCGTTACAGGTTGGGCCGGGAAGGTCTCTTGAACGATTATGAATTGGCTGTAATGGAGGCACTGAGGGAGCCGAAGAGCCACACTCACGCCCATTGGGTTAGGCGTCCATGGTGGCGCTACCGCCTCTACTGGGACAAAGAAGACCGCCTCGTCCGAGTCATCGTCCAAGATAGGGTTGAGGTGGACTGTCCTTCGGCGATCATTCCGACCAGCGAAATACGGGTTGAGCGGGAACTCATCCCAGAACGAAGCGCCATTAGGGTGGTAGGTGCTCGCCAGTTCTGGTGTGAGAGGCCCATAGTGGGAGATAACGCCTCTGTCTTGCTCTATGCGGCCAGTGAACTCTCAGCCGGGAAGGTAGAATGAAGGACAGTACCGCACCTTCGCGCATGGAAGCGGCTCTTTCCCGGCTCGAATCTCTCCTTGACCGCTTGGAGTCCCTGTTGCCTCTAACGGAGATGGCGGCGCAGGGCTCCAAGTTGGTCGAGACGGACCCGAAGGCTCAGGAAGCGGCGGACCGCTACATCAGGCAGAGGCAGCACGATTTGGGTATTCCCGAGGGGTCGGAAGACGGTTTTGAGGGTGGGGTGGCCCTGTGAAGTACCAGAACGCGTGGCCCATGAGGGGGAAGTCGAAGGAGGAGTGGCTTCCGTCCGAGACTGTCGTTGGGACCGGAGACATTGTGGGCCCGAGACTCGATCCCGAGCACTCTGAGGCACGGCTCGTCGCGTACCTTGCGGACGGGAAGCTCGGGACCAAGAAGGCGCTCCAGAAGTTCGCCGCCGACGTGGGCTGGTCCGAGCAGTATTTGGCCGACCGGCTCTCCATTCCCACCATCCGCCTCCGAGTCATTGCCCAAATCCGCTTGAAAGCCTTACAGGCCGTTGCCGGGGCCATTGAGTCCCAGTCCGAGTTGGCGAAGACCGACTTGGCCGCGTACAAGGTCATGCTGCAGACGGCCGAGGTGATTCAGACTCAGGGGCCGCACCTGAATGTTGCGATTGACGCCCGGAAAATGGGCGACTCAGTGTCGGACCGTAAGTTCTTTGAGGCATATCACAGGAGAATCGAGGGAAATCTCATGCACGACCCTGTACCGGAAGAGCCGCCGACGCCCGAGGAAACCCTTGTCGGAGCCGAGCCCGTGGAGGAAGAGACGGTTGAGGTTCTAGAGACGGACGATAACGGGGAGCCCCAGATCGAAGAGAAGCCGTGAACTGGCTCTGGATCGTCCTCGCGTTCTTCATCTTCTCGGGGGTGTTCCTTGTCGGGTACCTCTGCGGGGCCATGCTTGGCCGAGATGAGTAGGTGCGCCTCAAGCTAAGCCCTGACGAACTCAAAGAGTACCGGGAGAGGGCCCGAACCTCCCCGTGGCTCGCCTACCCCCTAACGGCGGTCCCGAAACTCCTTCCATGGCATGAGTCGAAGGCTCACTACCGAGTCCTCTCAGGGCCAAACGGTGGCGGGAAATCTACCGCCGGAGCCGCCGACTTCGTTTCCTACGCCCTGGGCTACAACCCGATCCGAGGAGAGACGTACAACACCCCTAACGTCTGCTGGGGCGTCTGCGTCGAGTACAACTCAGCGGGCCGTGTCATGCAGCGGAAAATCTCCGACATGCTCCCCAGAAAAGCCTCCGGCTCCCCCGCCTGGAAGTGGTTTAAGCAGGAACACGTCTACGAGCTAGAGAACGGCTCCGTCATCCAGATCAAGAGCCAGAAAGAGGGAGAATCGAGCCTCTTGGCAGAGCGGTGCCGGGCTATCTGGGTCGATGAGGCCATGGGCGGGGAGCGGGGCCTAGAGAACTTTGGGGAACTCCAGGCCCGAGGACTCCCAGACGAGCCTTTGGACATGCTCTTTACGTTGACCCCGAAGATGGACACCGGCCTTGAGTGGATGAGGCGGAAACTCTGGAAGGAGCCGGGGGAGACGGCCCACGAGGACTTCATCGAGGGGACGTTTTGCCACCGCTTCGAGCTATCCGACTGCCTCATGGACCATGGCGGCTTCCTCACCCACGAGTACGTCGCCCTGAAAGAGAAGACGGTAGACCCCCTGGAACGGGAAGCGCGTCTCCTGGGCCTCTGGACGCCCTTTGTGACCCGCCCTGCGTTCAGCTACGGCCTATTGATCCGCGCCATGGACCGGGCCCCAGACCAGGTTCCGGTACGGTTCAAGCCCCTATCGTTCCAACGCTACTCCATGGAGGACTCGGACAGTGCCTCACCATGCCGGATGCAACGCCAAGTCGAGTCGGCACACAACTATATCCTCGCATGGGACCCCTCTTCCGGCCTGGGAAAAGGCCACGACTACTCCGCCTGTACGGTTTTCGACCGTGGCGACCTACACAACGTCTTCTTCGCCAAGTCCGACGCCATCGGCCCCGAGCAGTTCTTCCGCGAAATCGTGCTGCCAGCGGCGAACTACTACAACCAAGCCCTTGTAGTCATTGAAAATAACGGACAAGGGGGCGGTGCCGCTATCGAGGCCGCCAAGGCGTCCGAGTACTTCAACCTCTACATGCAAAGGAACGTTGGCCGAGCGTCAAACACCTTCACCGACAAGTACGGCTGGACCACGAGCGAACAGTCCCGAAACCGAGTCATCGACGCCCTAAAACGCTCTCTTCTAGAGGACAAGTGGACCCCGAGCCGGGAGCTTGTGGAGGAAATGGGCCACATGATCGGGCGCCGCATCGGGGACCGGGTAAAGGTCATCCACCAGGACGGCTACCACGACGACTTGGCCATGGCCTCCGGCATCGCCCTCGCCGTCCACTACGAGGAGCCCGTCATCGAGTGGCCCGACTTCAATAAGCTCAAGGTCCGGTGGGGCCAAAGCCAGAGCCGAGTAGACCTCCCACTCGTCGGTGGGCCAATCTGACATATATTTTCTTGACTTGTGCGCCAATGTGGCTCATAAGGTCTGCAAATGGCTCTGCAGAGCTACGAAGACGCTGCGTCCGCTGCTAAGGACGGCACCAAGGGCCCAGACACCGCCCTACCCGCCTACCGCTACGCCAAAACCCTCATAACGGCCGCAAAAGGCGCCATCGAGGGCCGAACCAAGAACTTCAAGCAACTCTGGGACCGATACCAGGGCCGCTACAACTGGACATCCCCAACCTCGGGCGGAGCGAGGCAACTGGCCTCCTGGTGCTTCCAGGGCGTCGTCAACTGGACGTTCGCCGCAATCAATACCAAGGCGTCCATGATTCTGGGCGCCCCGACCGACATCTACGTCGATGCCCTGGACGACAAGTCCACCTACTACGACCGGCTGCTCGTCAAGTCCGGCATGCAACATCTACTCAAGAGTGTCCGGTTCGATGACCTGAGACGAGACGCCTACATGGCGGGCTCCGTCACCGGAGTCGGTATCTCCATGTGGCAGTACCGCGCCGACCCCATCACCGGAGAGTGGAAGCTCGTTGGAGTCCCCATCCGGTCCGACGAGTTCTTCCCAGATCCCTCCGTAGACTCCCCGAACCATCCCGACTGCCGGTTCGTTGTCTGGTCTACCGACATGCAGATGAGCCGAGTGAGGGAAATCTTCCTCGGCAAGTCGAAGGACGTAAGGGCCGACCTATCGACGGTTCAGGAACCCGGCTCTATGGCCTACACCGTCCCCGGCGACTCCAACTTGATCGAGGGGCACGGGCAGATCTTGGACCCGCAGAAGGGGAGCGCCGCGACCCGTAAGGCGAAGGTCAACTTCGTCTGGGTCAAAGACGAGTCCATGATCGAGGAATTGAGAGAGGTCATGGTCACGGAGGCGGAACCGGGCCTCTTCTGCCCCGACTGCGCCCAGACGTTCTCGATGGACGCCGTGGAATCAGATATGTGCCCGACGTGCGGGAACCCGATGGAGAACGTCACCATACCGCCGAAGATGAGGTCCGACATTACTATCCGCCGGGCCTACCCCTACGGGCGGCTCATCGTCACCTCGGGAGACACGCTCC